AAGGCAATTAATGAGTATGGATACGGACCATTAAATCCTAATGAGCCTAATAAGAAGTTCTGGCAAGCTAAAGTGGATATGTGGAAGCTTGATTCTGCAGAAGAAGCTAAAAAATCACGGTGTGGTAATTGTGCTGCATTCGATATTACAAAAAAGACATTAGATTGTATTGCTAAAGGAATAGGTGATGATCAAGGTTCTGAAGATCCTTTTGATGTTATCAAAGCCGGTCATTTAGGTTACTGTAGGTTCTTAAAGTTTAAATGTGCAGCTGCTAGAACTTGTGATGCTTGGGTTGTTGGTGGACCAATAACAGACGAAAAGAATGATAAGCAAGCTTAAAGAATGGTTTGACCATTTAATTATACCGAGACCGGAACTAAGTAATATGCCAATTTGCCCTTTTGCTAAGGCGGCAGTGACAAACCAAGAGTATACTGTAGAAGAAACAAACCTTGATGATATTGCATTTCAAATCAGTAATGCAAACGTTCAAGTTTATAAAGTTTGTATTTTCTACCTACCTAATTATGAACTTTACGAAGTAGAAGCGTTAGAAGCTAAAACTAAAATGCTTAATCGTAATTTCAAACACAACAACAAAGTAGTTTTAGACAGTGATCCTAGAAATCCTTTTACGATTAACGGAATAACAACCACCTTTCCGGATTGTTACATTTGGATAGTTCAGGACCTAGCTGACTTGACTTCTAAGTCAAATAGTCTTAAATTTACTGATTATTATAGTTATTGGACAAAAGAACAGTTAGATGAAGTTGTGACATGGAGAAACCTTACAGAGACCTAGAAGTTACTAACGAGTATACCATTCGTGAGTTTAACGAAAACATAGACCCTATAGAATTACTATGGCATCGAGATGATGAAGATAGAACCGTTGAGATACTTGGAGAAACAGATTGGCAAATACAGTTAGATAACAGCTTGCCTACTTCTTTAAATGAGTCTATATTTATAAAGAGACATGAGTGGCACCGAGTTATAAAAGGTACCGGCACACTGAAGTTAAAAATATATAAGTCATGAAACAAACTATCATTTGGATTATCGTTATTCTTTTTGCAGGAGGAATTGCTTACACCCGCTTTTTTAAACCTCAACCAAAACTACCCGACACTTCTATTTACGAGAAAAGAATCGATTCATTAAATAATGAAATTGAACTTAACAACAAAAAAATAATGGAGCTAGATTCTTTAGTTGACGTACAAAAAGCTAGGGTTTTGAAACTTGAAAATAAACTAGGTAAAACCGCAGCTGAAGCTGCTAAAGAACATAAACAACATGAAGAAGATCTTAAGCGTATTAGTGCTATGTCTAATAGCGATGTCGCCTCTCTATTCGCAGAAAGTTTCAAGTGATACTTGCTGTGTACCTTGTAATGCTTTAAGAAAAGCAATTATTGTAAAAGAGGAAAGAGTTTACTGCGGGAAGCAATTAGGTTTTACCCGTGATTCTATCACAACAATGAAAGAAATTATCTTTGCAAAAGATACTATTATTCTCCATAGGGATAGCTCTATTGCTGAATATAAAGCAAACGAAATAAACTATAAGCAGGTTATTAAGGAAAAAGACTCTATCATTAAAACGTACGAAAAAGAAATCAAACGTCTAAATGCAGGTAAAATAGTAGCCTACGCTGTCGGTATTATTTCGATAATCTCAGGTTTACTATTAGGGATATGAGTCAAGACTTAAAACAGATTATAAGGCAGGAATACGTTAGGTGTGTGGTTGATCCTATACACTTTATGAAAAAATATTGCTACATTCAGCACCCATTAAGAGGTAGAATTTTATTTCATTTATACCCTTTTCAAGAAAACCCTTATTCTATCATTTTAAAGTCAAGACAGCTAGGTATTTCCACTTTAGGGGCAGGATATGCACTGTGGTTAATGCTTTTTCACAAAGATAAGAACGTTCTAACCTTAGCAACTACCCAAGCAACTGCACGTAACTTAGTGTCGAAAGTACAGTTTATGTACGAAAATCTACCTTCTTGGTTAAGAATTGATGCAGAAGAGAAGAATAAATTGAGTTTAAGACTCTCAAACGGGTCTAAAATTACTGCTAAATCATCAAATTCAGATGCTGCACGTTCAGAAGCTGTATCATTACTGTTAATTGACGAGGCAGCCTTCATCGATAACATCGGAGAGACATGGGCATCCGCTCAACAGACCTTAGCAACGGGTGGTGGTGCGATTGTATTATCAACTCCTTACGGTACTGGTAACTGGTTTCACCAAGCCTGGGTTAAAGCTGAAGCAAAAGAGAATGAATTCCTACCAATTAAGTTACCTTGGTATGTCCATCCTGAAAGAGATCAAGCTTGGAGGGATGCTCAAGATAATTTACTAGGAGATCCACGCCTTGCTGCACAGGAATGTGATTGTGATTTTGCAACTTCCGGTGATACAGTATTCTACGGTGAGTATTTAGAGTTTTACCAGCAGACCTATATGGCTGATCCAATGGAAAGACGTGGTGTAGATCACAACTTATGGATCTGGGAACCTGTTGACTACTCAAGAAGCTACATGGTAGTAGCTGACGTAGCTAGAGGTGATGGAAAAGACTATTCAAGCTTCCACGTTATCGATATTGAAAACAATTCTCAAGTTGGAGAATATAAAGGACAGCTAGGGACTAAAGAATTTGGGTACTTACTGGTAGGTATAGCTAGTGAATATAATGAAGCATTACTAGTAATTGAAAATGCATCTATTGGATGGTCAACAATTCAAACCGTTATTGATAGAGGGTACCTTAACTTATACTATTCACCAAAAGGAGGTAACATGACTGCCGACTCCTACTTCGATCAATACGATTACAACTCAAATATGGTAGCTGGATTCTCTATGAATTCAAGGACTAGGCCGCTAGTTGTTGGTAAGTTTCAAGAGTATGTTAATGAGAAAGCAGTTACTATCCGTTCTAAACGTTTGATCGAAGAGATGAAAGTCTTTATATGGAAAAACGGTAAAGCTGAAGCACAGCATGGTTATAATGATGACTTAGTTATGGCTTTCGGTATTGCTATGTACATTAGAGATACTGCATTGAAGTTCAGACAGCAGGGATTAGACTTAACCCGTAATGCATTAAACAATATATCAGTTACAAGACCTACTCACCAAGGTGTTTACCTGCCCTCTCACGTAGCTAATCCCTATGAGATCGACAATGGTAAAGGAGGAAAAGAAGATATAAGCTGGATTTATTAACTATTTATACTTATATTAACACTACACAATGGCTGATACTAGTATATTTTCAAGATTACGTAGACTTTTTTCCACAGATGTTATTATTCGGAACGTCGGAGGTAATCAGTTATCTGTAGCAGATACAAACCAAATTCAAATGTCAGGAGAGTTAGAGAATAACTCTTTAATGGCTAGGTACAATAGAATATACACTACATCACCTACATCTCTCTATGGATACCAGTCTTCATTTAACTATCAAACATTAAGAACTCAATTATATTCTGAGTACGATGCAATGGATACAGATGCAATCATTGCTTCTGCTCTTGATATTCTCTCTGAAGAATCTACCCTTAAGAATGATATGGGAGAGGTTCTACATATTAGGTCTTCCGATGAGAACATTCAGAAAATCCTTTACAACTTATTCTACGATGTATTAAATATTGAATTTAATTTAAGTTGGTGGATCAGAAACATGTGTAAGTACGGGGATTTCTTTTTAAAATTAGAAGCTTCAGAAAAGTACGGTGTTTATAATGTTATTCCTTTCTCTGCTTTTAACATAGAGAGGCAGGAAAACTACGATCCAGAAAATCCAACAGCAGTAAGGTACAGATATGACCCTGATGGATTAGCAGCAGATACTTACGGGTATTTTAAAACTCCAAACCAGAGTGATGCTAAGTCAATCTATTTTGATAACTATGAAATAGCTCACTTCCGTTTATTAACAGATGTAAACTACTTACCATACGGCCGTTCTTACATTGAACCTGCTCGTAAATTATTCAAGCAGTATACTTTAATGGAAGATGCTATGTTAATTCACAGGATTGTAAGAGCTCCTGAGAAGAGAGTATTCTATATGAACGTAGGTGGTATTCCTCCTGCAGAGGTAGAAAACTTTATGCAGAAGGCTATCTCTAAAATGAAGCGTACTCCTTATATTGACCAACAAACAGGTGAATATAACTTAAAGTATAACATGCAGAACTTGATGGAGGATTTTTATATCCCCATGAGAGGGAATGATTCATCAACTAAGATCGAAACTTTAGGTGGGTTACAGTACGATGGTATTACTGACGTAAATTACTTAAGAGATAAGCTATTTGCTGCTTTGAGAATTCCAAAAGCGTTCTTAGGGTATGATGAGAAGTTACAAGGTAAAGCAACACTTGCTGCAGAAGATATTCGCTTTGGTAGAACAGTAGAGAAACTACAGAGAATTATGGTTTCTGAGCTTTATAAGATCGCTTTTGTGCATCTATACATTCAGGGATACAGGGATGAATCATTAACTAACTTTGAATTATCGTTAACAACACCTTCTATCATTTATGATCAGGAAAGAGTAATGTTAATGAAAGAAAAGATTG